AAAGGCAGACCAGCCTTTGTTTAAACGACGCTTCATACCTGCTAAACTGGCAGACAATCCGTTTTTATATAATCAAGGGGACTATGAAGCGATGCTGTTATCTCTACCAGAGACACAGCGTAGACAATTATTGGAGGGAAGTTGGGATGTTGCAGAAGGTGCGGCTTTTTCTGAGTTCGATAGAAAATATCACGTTACGGATGTATTTACGATTCCAGACAACTGGAGAAAATTTAGGGCGTGCGACTATGGATATTCTTCGTACTCTGCAGTCTTATGGTTTGCAGTTGACCCAGCTACTGAGCAACTGGTGGTCTATCGTGAAATGTACGTGTCAAAATATACTGCAAAAGATTTGGCGTTTGCTATCTTGGATGCAGAAAGAAGTGATGGACAAATATCGTATGGTGTGCTCGACAGTTCGTGTTGGCATAAAAGGGGTGACACGGGTCCTTCCTTGGCGGAACAAATGATTTCAGTAGGTTGTCGTTGGCGACCAGCAGACAGAAGCAAAGGTAGTCGTGTGGCAGGTAAAAACGAATTACATAGAAGACTACAAGTTGATGAGATTAGTGAAAACGCAGGCATAGTTATATTTAACAACTGCGTAAACTTAATAGCACAGCTACCTGTAATACCTTTGGATAAAAGTAATTCTGAAGACGTAGACACAAAAGCAGAAGACCATTTGTACGATGCTTTGAGATATGGTATAATGACCCGACCTAGGTCAAAGTCTATATTTGATTATGACCCAGCAGCGATGCCAAGAAAATGGACTCCTGCAGATAGAGTATTTGGATATTAAACATGGAAAATGAAAACGAAAATATTGAAGATTTAGTATTTGTCCCAAAAGACCCGAAGGATGAATTAGCAGCTTATGTTATTGAAAAATTTAAATCTGCAGAAGATGCACGATTGTATGATGAGCAAAGATGGCTTAACTCATACAGACAGTACAGAGGTTTATACACAAATGATACTCAGTTTACTGAAACAGAAAAATCACAAGTATTTATAAAAGTAACTAAAACAAAAGTTCTTGCAGCTTATGGACAAATCATAGATGTTTTATTTGCAGGACAAAGATTCCCACTAGGTGTAGAAGCCACTCGTATTCCTGAAGGTGTAACAGAGTCAGTAAACTTTGACCCCAAAGAGCCAGATAACGCATTAAACGAATTAAATAATGTATATGGTTTCCCTGGAGATGGACAAGACCTACCACGAGGTGCAACACAAGAATCACTACAAGACTTAAAACTAGGAGCTTTTGAAGATGACCTAGAAAGTATAAGAGAAAAGATAAAATCTGGACAAGGACTAACATCAACATCACAAACATATTACCCTGCACAAAAAGCTGCAAAGAGAATGGAAAAAACTATTCTTGACCAGTTGGAGGAGTCAAATGCATCTAAACATTTAAGAACAGTTGCATTTGAAATGGCTCTATTTGGTACAGGAATAATTAAAGGACCTTTTGCTTTTGATAAAGAAAAGGCTAACTGGGATGAAGAGGGTAATTACTCACCAGAAAGTAAAACTGTTCCAAGAGTTGAGTCTGTATCAACTTGGAACTTTTACCCTGACTATGATGCCAACAATATGGCTGAGGCAGAATACGTTATAGAACGTCATAAGCTAAGTTATTCAGAGTTACGTAATCTTAAAAAGAGACCTTACTTTGACACAGATTCTGTAGATGAGTGTGCAGAGATGGGATATAACTACACACGTAAATGGTGGGAAACAGACTTAAGAGATAATGAAACTCAGTATGACGTAGATAGATTTGAGGTACTAGAGTTCTGGGGTAACATAGATAAAACTATGGCAGAGGCTGCAGGATTAGAAATACCAAAAGAGTTTGAAGATGTAGATACATTACAGGTTAATGTATGGGTATGTAATAATAAGATACTTAGATTAGTTGTAAATCCATTTACACCGAAACGTATTCCTTACTGTGCCGCTCCGTTTGAGCTAAACCCATATAGTTTCTTTGGTGTAGGACTAGCTGAGAATATGTCAGACACACAAACACTTATGAATGGTTTTATGAGAATGGCAGTCGATAACGCTGTGTTATCAGGTAACTTAGTATTCGAAATTGACGAAACTAACTTAGTGCCAGGACAAGACTTACAAGTATTTCCAGGCAAAGTATTTAGACGACAAGGTGGTGCACCTGGGCAAGCACTTTTTGGAACTAAGTATCCAAACGTAAGCACAGAGAATATGATGATGTTTGATAAAGCACGGGCGTTAGCTGATGATGCAACAGGCATACCATCTTATTCACATGGACAGACAGGTGTTGCAGGCACAGGCAGAACTGCGGCTGGTATCAGCATGCTGATGGGAGCAGCCCAACTTAGCATCAAGAGTGTTGTAAAGAACTTAGACGATTATCTGTTGCAACCATTAGGAGAAGCATTGTTTGCATTTAACATGCAGTTTGACTTTGATAAAGAAGCCCGAGGAGATTTAGAGATAAAAGCCCGAGGCACAGAAAGTCTTATGAAGAACGAAGTACGAAGTCAAAGACTTCTACAGTTACTTCAAATGTCAGGTAACGCTGCTGTAGCACCATACTTAAAAATACCAGTAATATTAAGAGAGCTTGGACATGCTATGGACTTGGATGCAGAGAAACTTATCAATGATGAGAGAGAAGCATTTAAGCAAGCAGAGATACTAAAAGCTGCTGGAGGTTTACCAACTGACCAGTCACAAGCACAAGGCGTAAATGTTGCTGACCCATCAGGAGGTGGGGGAGGTAATATCGGTGTAGGACAAGCACCTGTTCCTGGCGAACAAGGATTTAGTGCTCCACAGAATCCTGCCACAGCTCCACAAGAACCTGCAGTTGTTGACCAGTTACAACAATTATTAGGGGGTAGACAGTGATAAAAGAAATAGCTAGTAAGCTTGTACCTTTAGTAGATAGCAAGAAGAATAGTGATTTACTAGAATTATACATGAATCACAGAGTAGAAGAACTGCACAAATTGTTGGAACAATATGACGACATACACAACATAGCAAGAGCACAAGGAGCAATCCAAGAGATACGAAGACTGAAAACTCTTCGTGATGAAGTTTTAGCAAAGTCAAAAAATGGAAATTGATAACAGACCTGCGTGGCTTTCAAGAGCCATGAACAGAAACACTCCCAGCAAAGGAGGAGCTACTGTTCAAACTAGAAGCGAGTATGTAGATGATTTAGGAGGAGAGGTGTTATTTCCAACTTTGCGTATGGGCAAGGATGGCGAGCTACGTAAATCAGACATAAAAGAATCTCTTAAGAAAAAAGATTACATTTTAATAAAGGGACCACCAGGCAAAGAAACAGCAGATAAAGCCACTGCTAAATCAAAACAAATAAGTAAACAAATAGGTATAGCTAGACGCATGAAGATAGGAGGAGCACTCATGAAGACAGAACCAGCAGGATTAGGTGTATCACCAATGACACAAAAGACTAGTCCACCAGTAGGTAATAAACAAGTTCAAACAAAAAAGCTGGGTAGAGCCGCAGCTCCAAAAGTTACTGACCCTAGAGACGAAGCTTTAAAATTAGTCTCGCAAAGATTAAAACAAGATAAAGAAAAGGGTATTGCTACTCCTATGAGTATTATAGATACTGAGATGCCTACCCCTATGACAACTGCATTAGCAACTCCTCCAGCTATGCCTATGGATGAAAAGCCTACAGCTATGAAAGCTGGAGGCACAAAGTCTAAAAAAAATGGAAAAGGTCTAGCAGTCGTAATTGATGTAAGTGGTCCACCACAACCAAAGTATGAAGAAGCATCTAAGGGAACTCCTGCAGACCCACCTCCAGGTGCAACATCAGATGAAGTTAAAGATGACCAACACGTTTTGCTTAGCGAAGGAGAGTTAGTTGTACCAGCTAACGTCGTTAGGTATCATGGACTTGGTATGTATGAAAATTTAAGAAGAGAAGCATTACAAGGTTTAGGAGAGATGGAAGCCGCAGGTCAAGTAGATTACGTTGATGATGATGTAAAAAGTGCACAAGCAGGTATGACTATTTTAGATGCTCCTAATGTTGCTACACCACAAGGTATAGCAAGACAACAACAAGCGTACAATCCTGCATTAGGGCAGTTTGGAACAGCTACACTTCCTCAAGCAGCATCAGCTAGATTTGTAAAAGCTTCTGGTTTCACAGATACAAATAGGGATGGAATAGATGATAAGTTACAACCCAGTCTTAGAGGACTTGTTGCTCCTACAACTACTACTGGTGTTGTAAGTCCAGCATCTCTTACATTAGGTCCTGTAACTAATCCTAATGTTGTAGTGGGTGCTGGTAACGTAGGTAGCTACAGACAAGAGCAGACATACAAGCCAGGCGAAGAGGACACATCTCGTCCTCCTGAAGTTGAGCCTGGTCCACCCGTTGCACCAACTAAAGTTGTACAACAACAAAGTGATGATGGTGGAGACCCTGAGATTGCTGCAGGTTTAGGTGGAGCAAGAGCAACTATTGGAGGACAAGAGTATGCACTTCAATATGATTTCTCAGGTAATCTTACAGGTATAGCAAATGTAGCAGATGCTTTAAGCACAGGCAGGGCTAACTTTCAATCTCCTACTAATCAAGTGGTCGATTTAGTTGCTTCATTAAATCAAGGACAAAAAGGCATGATGAGTCCTTATAGTATTGCTACAGGCATGGCAGGTAAAGCTAAAGAACTTGCCGAAGAAGCTAACAGAGGATTAGCACAAATAACTAATCCAACTCAAGTTTCTGTTGCGGCTACAAAGGATGAAGAAGCTGCTAAAGCAGACATTATGGCTGCTGGAACTCCTAGAGTTGATGCCCCTACAGTAGATAAATCAAAACAAGCTACAGATGCAGTGTTAGAACAATTAGCAGGACGAGAGCCTACACAATATGATATGTTTGGCACAGTTGTAAGTCCAAGCGTTAGAGATACAGCAGGTAGACCAACCAGTTTAGCTGGACCTTTGAGAGATAGAATAGAAGAAGCTCAATTAGGGGCTGAAACAAGCAGAAGGGGAATAACACAGGATATCCCGTCAGAGATGCAAAAAGCTAGAGATGAAGCTTTTAGAGAAGAAGCTGCAGCTAAGTCTAGGAAAGAAGCACGAGAGGCTCAGATGAAAGGTATTGGATTAGGATTATCTGCTGAGGCATCTGCCCCTGGCACTGTAACTAATGAAGCTTTACAAGGCAAAGGATATAGTAGCTCAGGTGCTGCACCTGCTGGTTCACAATATAGTGCGACTGGCATATTCAGCACAAGTAGAACTGATGATGACCCTCCAAGTGATTTAGGAGGAGGCAGAGGAGCAGGTAGAACTGGAGCAGGAACAGAGGGAGTAGAGTTCACAGGAGGCACTCAAACTGCTGATGAAGTTACAGTTGATGAAAGAGAAGAAGACGAAAAAGGGAACAGAAGCCAAGACTTTAGTAGAACATTTGCTGATGATGCTGCTTCATCTGATACAGGTGATGGCAAAATAGTTTGCACAGAGATGTACAGACAAACTCAGCTTGATGACTGGGCACAAGCTATGAAGACTTGGTACATTTATCAGAAAAAATACTTGACACCTCTACATGAAATAGGATATCATTCGTTATTCAAACCTTTTGTTCGTGGTATGAAAGTTAATAACACACTGACTAGTATCGGTGCTTACTTTGCAAAGGAACGAACAAAACACCTTAGACATATTTTAACAAAGGGTAAAGCTAAAGACAGTATTGTCGGCAACATCTTTTGTAAAATAATCCATCCTATAGTTTACTTAGTAGGATTGGCAGTTCATAAAAAATAATTTATGAATTAATTACTAGCTACTTATCCCCCAATAATGGCTACGATAACCCTAGGAGAAAAGACATGGCTGAAATGGCTGTAGAACAAAAAATAGTTAAAACCCCAATAAAATACAAACGTAACGATGATAAAGAAGCGTTAGAGTTAGAAAAGAATTTAAAAGAAAGAGATGAAGCTTTAGGTAAAGCAAAAGCAGAAGCAGAAGATATTGCTGAAACAGAATCTTTACCACCTGAAGAAAAAACATTTAAAAAAAGATATGGCGACTTGCGTAGACACTCACAAGAAAAAGAGAAGTCATATCAAGATGAGATATTTAAATTAAAACAACAATTAACACAAACTGCATCTCAAGAAATAAAACTACCAAAGTCAGACGAAGAGATTGCACAGTGGTCTCAGGAATATCCTGACGTTGCTAAGATTGTAGAAAGTATTGCTACTAAGAAAGCAAAAGAGTTAGACTCTTCACTAGAAGAAAGAATGAAGTTAATAGCAGAAAGAGAAGCACAATCTACTCGTGCTATGGCAGAAGCAGAACTTATGAGAATACATCCTGACTTTGAAACTATTAGGAATGACCAAGAGTTTCACGATTGGGTAGAGCTACAACCTAGATGGGTTCAACAAGCTCTGTATGAAAATGAGAGTGATTCTAAATCTGCAGCAAGAGCTATTGACTTATATAAAGTAGATATGGGTATTACCTCTACACCCAAAAAGAAGACAGACCCTTCTAAAGATGCAGCAAAAGCTGTAACTAGAGGTAGCTCAAACACACCTTCTGCTACTAAATCAGGACAAGCAAACCAAATAAAAGAGTCTGATGTAGCAAAGATGAAGCCACATGAGTTTGAAAAGAATGAAGAAAAAATAAAAGAAGCAATAGCTTCTGGTAATTTTATTTATGATATGACCAGGCGTGCTTAATATTTTTCTTTACTTTTTAAAATTTGTATGGTATAAAATGTATAAATAGCAGCCCATCTTTTTGATGACCACCTGCTTGACACATTTTCACGAATTATACTAAGAAAAACTACCTAGTTTGAATTAGCCCCAAAACGGACACCTAATTGCATCTAGCCTTTTGATTGTGTATGCACTCGTATTTATAATTAGCCAAGGAGGATAACATGGCTTTCCAAACTGCGGCTGGATACGGGAATTTACCTAATGGCAATTTTAGTCCTGTCATATATTCCCAAAAGGTTCAGCAAGCTTTTCGTAAGACCTCTGTTGTAGAGTCAATCACAAATAGTGATTACTTTGGAGAGATTGCGAATTATGGTGATACTGTTAAGATTATCAAAGAACCAGAAATCACTGTAAAAGAATATGCTCGTGGTGTTAACATTCAACCACAAGACCTAGACGATGAGGATTTTTCTCTTGTCGTAGATAAAGCAAACTACTTTGCTTTTAAAGTTGACGACATTGAGGAAGCTCATAGTCACGTTAACTTTGAGTCAATGGCTTCAGACAGAGCTGGATATAGACTCCGTGACCAACACGACCAAGAAGTTCTTGGTTACCTATCAGGTTTCAAGCAGTCATCTCTAAACACTGTAGCAGGAACAGCTAACGATACTGTAAACGGTACAAAAGCTGTAACAACTGCAGGTTCAGATGAGTTATTGACAAGCATGAAGCTAAAGAAAGGTGACTTCGGAAACATTACTACAGGTAGTGCAGGAGACCACTCAATTCCATTAGCTCCAAGAATGCCAGGTGCTACAGCTCAAGCAACAGCAACTGCTACACCATTGCAAGTTATTGCAAGAATGGGCAGATTGTTAGACACACAGTTTGTAGACACAGAAGGTAGATGGCTCGTTTTACATCCAACTTTTGTTGAAATCTTAAAAGATGAAGATTCAAGACTTCTCAATGCAGATTTCGGTGAGTCAGGAGGATTAAGAAGCGGCTTGGCAATAGGTTCATTACATGGTTTTGATATCTATATGTCAAATAACTTACCTGCTGTTGGTACAGGACCAGGAACATCAGGTTCTGCTAACCAAAACTCAAACTTTGGAGTCATTGTAGCTGGACACTCTTCATCAGTAGCAACAGCTTCACAGATAACAAAGACAGAGTCCTACAGAGACCCTGATTCTTTTGCAGACATCGTAAGAGGTATGCATTTATATGGCAGAAAGATTCTTCGACCAGAAGCAATCGTAACTGCTAAGTACAACGTAGCGTAGGGGAGGTATAAATGGCGACTTTTGATTTAACTTCTAAAGATACCACTGGCGTATCTTCCGACTCTATCGTGGCTATGCCATCAGCTAAGAATACTCACGTAATGAGAAATATTGAGGCTTACCTTGATATTGATGCGTTAGTAGCAGCAGGTGGTAGCTTTTCAGACG